TCAACATTCGGTAATCCTTTTGGAGCATTGACTGTTAAACCTACTATCGTAACAGGTAGCGCAGCTTAATCAGTATAGATTTTGACAATATTAAAGGGAGACTAAGTTCTCCCTTTTTTTATGTCCCACTATAATCGTTTAGGAAGTTGTTAAATATATAGATAAATACAACATAAAGACAACCTAATGCAAAGTTATTATATATCAGGAAGTAATTTATTCACATTTCGTACAAAACCAACAGGCTCAGGCGTATTAACCCTAAGCTTGCAGAATATGTACACATTAGCGAATACAACATCTTCTATTAGTGCATACAAATATAATGCCAATGAAAGCTTATTATCATTCACTGCATCTATATCTTCATCAAATATTGGAGATGAATATAGAGCTACCATATTGGATAGTGTTAGTGGAAGCATTTGGAATGGCTCTATACAAGTGTATCAATCCCAATCAATAGATAAACCAGTATATAAAAACCAAATTCCATTAGAAGGAATATACATTAGTAATGTAACGGATAACCAATACATAATTTTAGATTAATATGAAGATAAATCAAAACTTTTCGGTAGTAAACATGGCACAGCAAGAGATTCCTGTGGTAACTGAAGATACAAAAACAAGATATCAATGGGTGCCTGTTGGAATAATAGGACCTGATGACTTCTTTCAAAATGTGACAGAAGCTTTCACAACATCAACAACAAATGCTGCCTGTATTGAGGGTATAGCTGATTTAATATTTGGTAAAGGATTGTACTCTAAAGATGAGGCTTTCCAAACTGTATTGGATAAGTTAATTCCACAAGAGGAAATGAAGCGTGTATCGTTTGATTTAAAACTATATGGTAATGCAGCTTTCCAAGTATATTGGAATGCAGACCATAGTAAAGTAGTTAAATTCTATCACGTTCCAGTTCAAAACTTAAGAGCTGAGAAGTTGTACGATAATCCTAAGATTGAAAACTATTACTATTGTGTAGATTGGACTGACCAAAAAGCAATTAGAAACAAAAAGAAAGTTCCAGCTTTTGGTACATCAAATGAAAAGATGGAGATTCTTTATATTAAGAATTATTCACCAGGTAAATATTATTACTCATTACCTGATTGGGTATCTGCATTACAATTCTCTTATGTAGAAGCTGAATTATCTAACTTACATATCAACAATATTGAAAATGGTTTCTTACCATTAGTGATGGTTAATATGAATAATGGTATTCCAGCTCCTGAGGAAAGAGATACAATTGAGGATATGATTGAGGCTAAGTTTACAGGCACTAGAAACGCTGGTAGATTTATGTTATCATTCAACGATGACCCAGAAAGAAAACCAACTATTGAAACAATACAGGTTGATAATCTGCACGATAAATACAAATATGTTAGTGAATATGCACAGGATAGAATCTTAGTTGCACATAGAGTAACATCGCCTCTTTTATTTGGTATTAGAACACAAGCTAATGGCTTTAGTTCTCAATCTGAAGAAATGATGACAGCATTCTCTATCTTACAAACTATGACAATCAATCCATTCCAAAATCTAATTATAAACTTTTTAACTACTGCACTAAGTGAAGGTGGATACGAAGATGTTGAATTGTATTTTGAGCAATTAACTCCATTAGCAATCTTATCACAACAAGCTGAGGATACTGGTAAAACAATTGATGAGGTATCTGAAGAAACTGATAAGCAAATGGAAAATCCAGCAACAACTGAAGATGATGGAGCTGATTTAGTTGATAGTGGTATTGATAACGCAGATGAGGTTTTACAAATGAGTAATCCACAATTTACAAAGCAATACGAAGTATATAAAAATTAATTAACACATGGCATACGCATTATTTATAACAAGAAACGATATAATCAAAAAGACTCCTTTACAGGGTTCAATAGATTCAGATAGATTATTACCATTCATTCAAACAGCGCAAGAGAAGTACATACTAAACCTTTTAGGTACAGTATTGTATTATAAATTACAAGCTGATATTGAAGCAGGTACACCATTTACTGGATACTATAAAGATTTGATGGATGACCATATCAAACCAACTCTAATATGGTACTCTACTGTTGAATATCTTCCATTCTCTGGAGTGCAATTCAAAAGTGAGGGTGCAGTTAGACACGAATCTGAACAGTCAAAAGCAGTAAGCAAAAACGATGTAGATTACCTTTTACAAAAGAGTATGAACAACGCTGATTATTACGCAACAAGAATGCAGAACTATCTAATATCATATTCAAATCAAATACCTGAGTATTTAGAAAGTGTTGGTAACCAAACTGAAATATATCCTGATATGGGAAATGCTTATTTCGGTGGATTAAACTTATAATAGTATGGGAGCACAAACAGTAAATAATATTGGTACTAACTATACGTTGTACTATAACATATTAGATTATTTTAAAACAATAATGAAGAATCATCCATCTTTGAACTTTGTTTCGCAAGGTGATATGTATTCTATTGATACAAAAGAATTTCCAGCATATCCATTAGGAAATGTATTTATAGCAGATGCTCAATTCTTAGAAAAGAATATAGTTTATAAAGTTCAATTAACATTAGCTGATAAAGTAAAAGATAAGAATAACGAATCAACTGGAACAGCTAACTTACAAACAATTCCATTTGATGGTACTGATGATACGGTTGATATACATGCAAATATGCTATCAGTAATGAATGATTTACTTTGTTTTACTAGAACAGGTGTAAACGCATTTGAATTTTCTGGTGACCCAATGGCAATTCCATTTAAAGATAATTTTGATAATGGATTAGCTGGATGGGTAGTAACTTTAAATCTTAAGGTATTTAATAGTTGCGATACTTGTTTGTTTCCTAATTTATTATAATGAAAACTCTTAAAGATATAGCTTTTAAATATGCCGATTTAGCATCAATTTATATGGTGAACGGACAGTATTTCAAAAGAGCATATATCACAGGTAACTTAGAAAGAAGGGTAAGGAATTACAATGATTTAACTAAGATGCTTAAAGAGGAAACTGAAGGTAGAATTGTTCTAGCTTTAAACTATGCTCCACCTGATGCTGAATATGGATACTTTGTGCATGAAGGTAAGGGTAGTTCAACCAAATACGGACCAAGAAGATACTCAGAATATGCAGCTAATGACCCAGAATTAGCAATGTATATAAACGAATTCATATTAGGACAGATGGATAAAAAGGTAGAAGAACTGGTAAAACCTTTAGATTTCGTACTAAAAGGATTCGCAAAGAAGTAACATCCAATACTTTTTAGTTTCTAAAGGTTAAATTAAAAAGATTTTAGATGGCCTTAACTATAACGCAAACTCCAGCAACCTGCTCATTAGCACAATCCCCTACAATATTTACATTATCGGAAAGTGGTGGTGTAGTATCAAGTGCATCATTTCAATATTATGCAGATTTGTATTATTGGGATGGAACAACCGCACAATCAAGTTCAATACCTGAATACCAATTAGTGAAGTATCCAAATGCTTCTGGTGTTGGTATATTTGATGTTAGCAAGATTATAAACTCTACACTACAAGATACTAGACAAGAGAATCCTTCAAATGTTAAATACTTTAAGATTGATGGATACTTTAGATACCAATCAGCTTCACTATTTGTAACATCTTCGCATGTTCAATCAGCTACATTTAAAGGATTAGATGGATATGGTATATTCCCTGAGCAAGTAGGTGCATCAATAACAACAACAACTCCACATTGGCCTTTAATGACAAGTGGACCTGTATCACAATCATTCTTTGATAGTAATAGAGGTACTGTTGGCGTATTTACTGGAGGAGCCGGCGTAGTAAGTGAGATACCAACTAAAGTAAGAATTGTAAGTGACTTAGGTACAACTGATATTAACGTATCATCATCTATTTCATCTTCACAACAAATTCAGCAAGTTCCTTTATTCCCTTCAGAACCTGGATTCCCTTATGCTTCACCTGAATATTATACTATACAAGCTTATAATGGAAGTACTGCATTAGGTACTCCAATTTATTTTAACTTTAAGTGTGAGCAAAAGTATCCTAATATTAGAATTAAATGGAAAAATAGATTTGGACAGTTTGATTACTTTAACTTTGATATGGTTAATAAGCAATCATTCAGTACAACTACTAGAGGATATCAACCACAATTAGGTACATGGACTGGAACTAGCTTACAATATAATAGTGCAGATAGTTCAAATTTAAATTATATTGTAGATTCTAAACAATCTATAAGTGTAAATACGGATTGGATTCCTGAAGCTTATAATGAGATTATAAAGCAAATATTAGTTAGTGAGGAAATGTATTGGATTAAGGATGAAAGCTCAACAGTGCTGACGCCTGTAACCATAGCAACCGATTCTATTGTATTTAAGACTGGAGTTGTAGAGAAAGTAATTCAATATGGATTTGAATTCAATTTTGGACAAGGATATAAATTAATTTTATAATATGGGAGTTATATCAACACAAGGAATAGAATTCCAACTGGTTGCAAATGGTGAGATATTAGATTTATTTCAAGATGAAGACATTAAGCTATCTGATAATGTTACAGGTCTATTTGATTTGGGTGTTATACCTGCCGATTTTACTAGGCAGATTACGTTGCCCGGTACCAAAAAGAACAATGCTTTTTTTGAGCATGTGTATGATATCAGTGTATTTAATCCTGATACATTTGCTACCAACATAAAAGTTCCAGCTTATTTAGATTTTGGTGGATTGTATTTATCGCAAGGATATCTACAATTAAACAAAGTAAATTTATACGCTAACAAATTTATTGATTCGTATGAGGTAACTATTTTTGGAGCAGTATCTTCTTTTGCAAGAGAGATTAATAGAAGTTTCCTAACTGATTTAAATTCTCTATCAATATATAATCACACATCATCGTTTACTAACATATCATCCTCTTGGAATAATGGATTATTTTCAGGCTCTATTGTTTATCCATTAGCAGAATATGGACAACGATTAGAATTTACAAAAGGTAATCTTAATCAGTTTGGTGTTGATGATGTAGATGGTGCTCTAAGTGTGCAAGATTTTAAACCAGCTATAAAATCAAAATTAGTTTTTGATGCAATATTTAGTGAAGCTGGATATACATACTCATCTTCATTTATAAATAATGGTGGGTTGGATGGTGTTTATTTATTATGTAATAGGTCATTAAAATATCCTGTATATGATAATGTTAATTTAGAAACATTTGGTGTTGTTAAAGTTGGAGCTATTACTGGTAGTGGTATGACAGATGTCCAATTACCTGCTGATACATTTGTTACCCTACCTTGGTATAACAAATTAGAAGACCCACAAAACTTTTATAATAATGGTGCATACAAAGTAGAAGTATCAAGCTCTCTTAGAGGAATATTAAATTTGAATATTAATGTAAGTTGTTCAGTAAATAATATGCCTGGTACTTTTTCAGCAAATGGAACATGGCAACTTCGTTTAATAGAGACTGGTAGTAGTACATCATATTCTTTAAAAGCAATACAATCTTATATACAATTTTTTGATGAGTTGCAACAAAGTAGAAATGGTGGTATCAATACAACATATCAATTACAAAGTGAATTTACAACTGATAAATTACCGGTAGGAAATTATTATTTCCAAATTAAACAAAAGCCGAATGTAGCTACTGGTGTATTACCAACTGTAACGATGGACCCTGGTGGTACAACTAAATCATTTTTAAATGTAACAAAAGTAAATCAGGCAGCTGATGGTAGAGTTATGAATATACCTCTTAATATGCCATTTGGTACACAAGGTATAAAGCAAATAGATTTTCTAACATCAATACAAAAGAAATTTAATTTAGTAATATATCCATCTAAAACAAAAGTTAATGAATTTATTGTTGAACCTTTTAATGAATGGTACAATAAAGGTAGAAGATGGGATTTTAATCAATATGCAAATTTAAATGATAGAATAGAAGTAGTACCTGCTAATAATCTAGCCGTAAACGAATTAAACTTTACGGATACATTAGACCAGGATTATATTTCACAACAATTTAGTAAAGCAGCAAATAGAGAATTTGGTAAATCATATTTTACTGATACTGAAAACTTCTTTTCACAGGGAAAGTTTGAAGTAAAAACTAATGTATCATCAACACAACTATTACAAGTAGCTGGGACTGGTGTATCAGGTTCAGTAGCAAATTTAAATCCTACACCAACTTCATACCAATGGTCAATGGGACCTCAAGGATATAGTAATCAATTTGATGCATGTAGTAATACATACTATTATCCTATACAAGTTTATACAGCTGAGCAATCACCATATACTATTACTTATTTCTATTATGATTCAGGATTAACATTACCATTTAATGGTAATAATGAATATTGGAAATTCTACTCACCAACATTAGGTAGTACTTACTATGTTGCTGAAATAGGAACTGCTGGATATAATTACTATATAACAAACTGTTAAAATACTATGTCACAAATTATACCAATATACATACCAACTTATATCTCTGACCAGAATTACAATCCGGTTAGAGTACAACCAAGACTTTTATACTACAATAACACAGTTGAGTGTGAAAGATATTATATAAGAAATGGAGCTGATGTAACAAATGAAATAAATGTATTTCCTTACTTTGATAATTATTCGGTTGTATCAGGTTCGCAGTTTCCTACAGTAGATTCTAAATCACTTCTATTTTTTAATGAACAACCTGTATATGGTTCAGCTCCATCATCATCTTTGTTTTCTCAGTATTGGAATCCGTATGTACAATTACTATATAATCCTAGAACTCGTTTAGTTACAATGTCAGGGATTATACCATTGGCAGACTACTTCAATATGGAACTGAATGATATCGTTGAATTTAGAGGGAATGACTACCATTTAAGAGCTATCAATGATTATAATTTATCTACTGGTGAATGTAACATACAATTGTTAGGTCCTATATTGGAAGGTGCGTTAAATGTAAATTCTTAAATGTTATAATAATATGATTAAAAATATAATAGATTTGTTAGCAATGGGAGAATTCTATGGTATATCCAGAGAAGTTGACACGGCTAAAGGAAAATATAAGATTCCATATAGTTGGAAAGAAGCAAAACAACAAATAAAACGCATTTGGTATGGCAGATAATACAACAACCTACACAGCCGTTATTGAAACAAAAGTTACTGGTGCCGATGAGGTTGGTGATTTAGGTGATAAGGCGGAAGGAGCTGATGGTAAATTTAAATCTTTAAGGTCACAGATTAGAGAAACTACTGTTGCTCTACAAAAGCTTGCTGATGAAGGTAAGACTGGAACTAAAGAATTCCAAGACCTATCAAATCAATTAGATGATTTAAATGATTCACAACAAAGAGTTGCTTTCCAATCTGCTCAAATAGAAGATAAGTTAGCAGCATTACCTGGTCCTATTGGTGCCATTGGTAAATCATTTCAAAGTGCTAAAAATGCAGTTGATACATTTGGTAAAACATTAGCTGTATCATTGGGTATTATAGGTTTATTAGTTTCAGCTTTCTTAGCAATTAAAGAATCATTAAGTAGAACTGAAGAAGGACAAGCTAAGTTAAATAAAATTACTGAAGCATTTACTAAGATAATGAACGGAGTGTTTGCTATCATAGAACCAATTGCTATGTTATTCGCTGATTTAGTTATTGAATTGCTATCATCTGATAAGGCGATGAAAGCACTATCTACAGCTGCAGGTGTTTTATCAGCAACATTCACAACACTATTCAATGTAGGTAAAACTTTAGTAGGATTTATTGTAAACAATATGATTAATGCTTTCAAAACATTATCAGAAGTTGCAGGTGGTGCTGGTAAAGTTTTAAAGGGTGTGTTTACCTTTGATTTAGACTTAATTAAGGAAGGTGTATCGCAGGTAGGTGATGGTATCAAAAACGGATTTAAAGCTACTGTTGACAATGTAAGGAACACTGTGAAGGGTATTGGCACAGGTATTGCAGATGGAATTAAGAGTGGAATGGAGCAAGGCTCTAAAGCATTTACAGCCGGCTCTAAAAGATTAACTGAAGCTGAAAAGAAAGCAGCTGAAGAAAGGAAGAAAGCTGCTTTGGAAGCTGGTAAGAAACAAAGTGAGGATGATAAAAAATTAGCAGAACAAAGAGCAAAAGATTTAGAAGCTGCTAGTAAAGTAGAAACTGAAGCTTATCTTGCTACATTAGATGCTAGAGATAAAGAAGTATTTAAGAGAGGACAGAAATTAAATGAAGATATAAAAGCATTAGAAAAAGCTGGTATTAAAGATTTAACTGCTGTTAAGGAAGCTTATCGTTTAGATGTATTAGCAATCAATACAAAATACGATGAGGAAGAAGCTAAGAAGATAGAAGAAAAGAAAACTAAAGATAAAGAAGCAGCTAAATTAGCATTTGAAGAAGCTGTATTAAATAATGAGAATCAAACTCAACTTGTTGAAAATAGATATAATTCAGAAATTGCTTTAATTAATGAATCAGAAAAATCTAAGATAGCAGCTATACAATATGCTAACTCACTATTATTAGAGGATGAAACACTAAACGAAGAACAAAGAAAATCTATAATTCAGCAAGGTGCACAAGCTATAGCTCAGGTTCAACAACAAGCTGCAACTGACAGATTAGCACAACAAACTCTAAGATACGATGAATTAATTGGAGTTATTGATGCAAAAGAGAAGTTAGCACTTTCTAATACTGAACTTAATGAAGCTCAGAAAACTAAGATACAATTAGATGCAATTGCTGAAAGAAAAGCAATTGAGCAATTAGCTACTGAAGATGCTATATTAGGTATTGATACGGAGTTAGAGAGAATAGGAACAACCTTTGATAGAAAGAAAGAGTTAATTGGATTGAAAGAAGCCGAATTGTTATCGCAAGAAGGTTTAACTGAAAATCAAAGAACTGCTATCAGACAGCAAGGTGCAGATGAAAGAGCAGCAATTGATATGGCTGAAATGGAAGCTAGAGTTGCTTTACAAAATGCTCAATTAGATTTAGCTGCACAATTTGGTGGATTATTAAAAACATTAGCTGGAGAGAATAAGAAGGTAGCAATCGCTGGAGTAGTTGTAGAACAAGCTGCAGCAATTGGTAAGATATTAGTTAATACAGGTATTGCTAACGCTAAAGCAGTAGCAGCATCTCCATTAACATTTGGAGCACCTTGGGTGGCTATCAACTCTATTAGTGCAGCATTGAGTATCGCATCATCTATTGCAGCTGGTGTTAAAGCAATTCAACAAATCAATTCAGCTGGAAGTGGTGGTGGAGCAGCAAGTAGTGGTGGAGCAATACCTGGTAAATCAGGCGCAGGTTCAGCACCAGCAGTTCCACAAATTGAAAGAACTGCAGTACCACAAATAACAGGTACAACAGGTCAAGCATCACCTGGCGCTCAGATAGCTGGAACGATAGCTAAATCATCTGAAAAACCAATACGTGCATTCGTTGTAAGTGGTGATGTAACTTCTCAACAGGCTTTGGATAGAAGAACAACAAGAGCAGCAACCTTTAGTGGTGGTACAAACGGATAATTAATTGTTAAAATAGTAATATGATATACGAATTAGTAATAGAAGATGAGAATATAGATGAGGTTTTTGCCATATCATTGGTAGAAGACCCAGCTATTGAATCAAACTTTGTATTCTTTGATAAGGAGAAGGTACAATTTGCAGCACTAAGTGATGATAAACGCTTAGTTATGGGTGCTATATTAATCCCAAATAAGCAAATATTAAGAGTAGATGGGGAAGGTAAACCTTACCATGTATTTTTTAAACCTGAAACAATTAAGAAGTTATCAGAAATGTATTTGAAAAAGAAATACACTGACTCTTCAACTTTAGAACATGATAAGAAAATTAATGGAGTTACCCTTGTGGAAAGCTGGGTTAAAGAAAGCCTTACTAAAGATAAATCATCTTTATATAATCTTAATGCTCCGGTTGGTTCTTGGATGGGCACTTTTAAAATTGATAATGATGAGATTTGGAATGATTATGTAAAGACTGGTGAAGTAAAAGGATTTAGCATAGAGGGTTTATTTGGGCATAATTTGGTATCAGCTGCATTAGTGGAGGAATTATACCTAAGTAAAGAGATAAGCGATTTAAGCGAACAGGAAGCGGCAATGGTACTAAGTAAGATTAGAACTATGTTTGAATCTTATTCTGATTATGGTGAAGGTATTCGTAACAATGCCAAAAGAGGTATTGAACTAAACGAAAAGAATGGTAACAAATGTGCAACTCAGGTAGGTAAAGTGAGAGCGCAGCAAATCGCTAATGGTGAAAAGTTATCAGTTGAAACTATAAAGAGAATGTATTCTTTCTTAAGCAGAGCAGAAACATATTATGATGAAACGGATATGAATGCATGTGGTACTATATCATTCCTATTGTGGGGTGGTAAAGCAGCACTATCATATAGTAGAAATAAATTAAAAGAATTAGGTATATTAGAGGAAGGTGAACAACCATCAGTAAATTCAACTTACCCTGGCCAAGCAGCTAGTGGAAGTGTAGCACCTGCTTTATTAGCAGAAGAAGGTTGTCCTCCAGCAACTTACGATATTAAGTTAAACATAGAGAATAGACAAAAGTGTATAGATGAAGCAAATTACGGGCCACTTAACCCAAACGAACCAAACGAAGAATATTGGCAAGCAAAAGCAGACCAATTCAATGGAAGTAAAGAGGAAGCAAAGAAAGCCCTTTGTGGTAACTGTGCATTCTTTTACAGAACTCCAGAAATACTTAAGTGTATCGCAGAAGGATTAGGGCAAGAAGTAGACCCATACGAAGCTATTGAAGCTGGTGAGATTGGGTATTGTGAAGCTTATGATTTTAAATGTGCAGCAAGTAGAACTTGTGATGCATGGGTAGTGGGTGGACCTATTACAATGGCTGAAGTAGGACCTAGAGGTGGAATTAAAGAATCACCTAAAGCTCCTAAATCAGATACAAAGAATCCTAATCCAAAAGGAGAAGGTACTGCTAAAGGAGATGCATCAGGCAAATCTGCTAAAGTAACTGCAGAGCAAGAGAAAACTTTACAAGGTAAGGTTGATGAGTTTAATAAAAAAGAATCTAATACTAAAAATGGTAACGCTACATTAGGGCAACTTAAATCAGTATTCCAAAGAGGATTAGGTGCATACAATACATCACGTTCTCCAGTAGTTAAATCAGCTGAACAATGGGCATACGCTAGAGTAAACGCTTATTTGTATTTACTAAAGAATGGTAGACCAGAAAATGCAAAGTACACAACTGATTACGATTTATTACCTAAAGGACATCCAAAAGCACAATAATGAATATAAGTTCAGTATATAAGAAGTATTTAAAATTCGCTGAGAAGAAGGTGATGTCACGCAGAGCTCTTAGAGCTAAAACATTAAATTGGAATAGACCATTTAAACTTTGGGGAACAACTATTGAAGGTGATTCATACGCAGGTAGAGAACTATTCTCATTCGCTGGTCCATCTCGTTCGCCTGGCGTACCATACAACTATAATGCTTTTGGATATATGATATTCTATGATATGAACAAAGGAGCTTATAGAACTTTTGTTTATGACCTTATTACTGCATTTGAGCAGGATGGTGTTAAGTACGATATAGTTTAAATCTTACATAATCCAGTTGCAGCTAATTGCTTTCTAACTGTGTATTCATCAACACCAAATATTCTTGCAAATCCAGATACGCTGAATCTTCTATTTTTAAGTGGAGAATAGTTTTCAATACAAAATTGTAATTCTTCTTTGGTTAATTCTTGTTTTTCTAAATACGGAATAGCCATTCCTGTTCTATCCCATTCTTTTCTAAATGTATCATAATGAGAACTAATTCTATTAAATACTTTAGTAATGTAATGTCTATCTATTTTTACACCATCTATTTCAGTTAAATTATTCATTATAGTTCTACGATTGAAATCCTCAATAGTATCTATATTACGAATCAATTTAATAACCTCATCAATTACAGGTACAAACTTTCTAGCAGCTGCAGTAGTTAATTTATCTTTATTAATTTCTAAATAATCAGCAAATGCGTATAATACACCTGATGTATGTTCTATCTCATCTAATCTTTGAGGTGAATCATCTGCTATATCCCAATTCTCATTTAATTGGTCTAATTTTAACGTTCTTTTTGTTCCGGTATATCCTCTTGTATTATGAAAGATATAATAATTACGAGCACATACAGTCATATAGGAGAATGCTTTTCCCTTACCATCTTTAACTCTAAATAATCTTTCCGAAAGATAGCAAGTACAATCCATCATAATTTCATCCATCTCACCATCCATATAGGTTGGTTTAATTTTATTATACATAACTTCCGAAATCTTTGCTAGAGCAGGATATATAATTAGGAATAGCCTATTTCGCTCTAGCTCAGATTCAGATTTATTGTATAAATGAATTGCTTCCTCAACACCTGAATGGAAATAATTATTATTTGGATTCTTTTTACGTCCCATGTAACTTTTGCTTTATATTATAACAAATTTGTGGATGATTGTTATATTATCAAAGATACGAAAAATAACTGATAAAAACAAATAATATGCCAATACCTAAACCAACTGCAGCAGAAACCCAAAATGATTATGTGGGGCGTTGTATGAGTGAGATTAGTGGTGAATACCCACAAGACCAAGCAGTAGCTATATGCATTTCTACTTATCAAAGAGGTGAGATGAGTAAACAAAAACTATCAGACCCACAAAAGAGAGTAGCAGCTAAATTAAACTTTGATGCAAAATTTAAAGGAATAAATTTAGCACCCGAAGGGGAAGATGGTCCTTGTTGGGATGGATACGAACAAATTGGAACTAAGACATTAGATGGTAGAGAAGTTCCCAATTGTGTACCTATAAAAGATTAAAATACGATAGTTAATAAGGCGCCTGCCAGCGAACTTAACAAACGTATAAAGCCCCTCAAAATGGGGCTTTTTTATGCCCAATGGGTATATACCTCAAAACCCCTTAGACCCCCTTAAAATCGGTTAAAAAGGGCATAATATGTATTACATTGATAATCAACACGTTATGCTTAACTTATTGATAATCAACCAGTTATAAAATGTGGATAAGTTGTGGATAACTTTAGGGTATAAATTTTGGTACTTCAAGCTTTTTTCGTATCTTTATATAAATGAAGGAACTACTAACAAAACATACCAATTTAACTAAAGCATTGATAATCAATGAGTTAGAAAATAGTTTATTGAGTATCAACACGTTAGCAAAAAATACTAAAAATAGTTACTTAAATATTTGGTAGATTGGATAAGTAGTTGTATCTTTATGTATATAAGGGTTGAGGGTATTCTTCAACCTACAAACAAAAACCTTATGGTGTGTAGGTCAACCAATTAAAATTATGAAATATTCAGAACAATGTAGTAATGAAATTAGAAATATTTTAGAAACTGAATTAGAAAAACAACCTATTTCTGAACTTGGTTATAGAATTTTTCTTATTAATCAAATTGAAAGATTTAAGCCTCCTGTATGGGTTAATGGTAAATGTCAAAAAAGAAATAAAATAGAAGCTCCTTATAATAGAGGACAATTTACTAAAGGATTGAGGAAACTACAGTTGGTTTATTGGAACAATTGGAAATTTAATACATCCATTTCAGATGAAACGCGTGGTAGATTAGATAGTTTGATTGGTGGATTATATAAGAAAATTGGTGAAAATTACACACAAATAAACGAATATTATAGTAAAAACCCAAAATCATAACTCATTGATAATCAATCACTTAAAAAAACTACTAAAATATTTGGTTTATTGGTAGTTTTTTCGTATCTTTACATATATCAAACAATTAAAACAAATAAAAAATGGCAAATTTAAGCAATGAGTTAGGTATCTCTAAAAACCAAAAAGTAAAAATCCTATTAGAAAAGGGATACGAATTATGTGATACAATTAAAGATTTGTATCGTCATCCAAAAAAATATGGCACTGGTCATTGGTTTCAAACTACCGAATTAGATAGTTGCTTTTTTAGTAATGATTCCTTTATTGATTTCGTAAACTATAAATTAACCAAATAAGTTATGGAAAATAGAATATTATCATTGGAGCGCCGATTAGAAGCGCTCCTACGAGTTATTCCTCAATCACTACAAGATAAAGTTGATGAGGAGAAAATCATAATGAGAAAAGAAAGTGGTAAGCAATATAAAGTTCAATACCTTATTGAAACCGATAAGGGAACTAAACCTATCACTATTGATGATATATGGGCATGGAGTGATAACGATGCCATGTATATTGGTAGTATCTTACATATCAAACCACAAATGGATAGATTACAGGCAAATGGAACTATTAGGTTCTACAAAATTATAAACAAAAAAATTATATAATATGTTTTGGGAAAATGGAAAGGGGCACCAGACTATTTTGGTTGTCCCCAATTACACGTTTAGTGAGGATTTAGAAAAGGATTCTTTTGTGGATGTCCTATACTCTCAAATAAAAGCATTAGAGGGGGCTTCTTGGATACTTCCCGTTCCAAAGGGGAAAGGTATCAGTAAGTTAAACTTATTCAACGTAAGGCAGGTAGAAATCAATATGAGCGGTAATATGATATGGATGCGTTCCAACTTACCTTTGGATATGATTAAGCTATTAAAGAATGAACAATATAATGTTATTTACTCACATCTGCCTGATTGGCATATCAGTAGGTTTACTAATCAACCTATCATTGGATATGCTCATTGGTTTGAAATGGAGGGAGTTAATGGATTGAGTTGGTTAAATCGTTCACTTAACTTTGGACATGAGATGATTAACTTATTAGATTACAAAGTATGTTTCTTAAATACTCAACAACAAAAAGAAATGGTATTAACTAACGCTCGTAAGTTATTCTCAGCTGATGTAGTAAATAAATTAGATAAGATATTACTTGTCCTACATTTAGGAGTAGATAAAAAATGGATAGTGGATGACCCAACTGTATCTTATGATAAAGTAATTGTGTTTAATCATAGAACTGAAACATATAAAGGTTGGCCTCGTTTCTATGAATGGATTAAAAGATATAGAGAGCATAGACAAGATTTCAATGTATGGGCTCCTCTATTAGATAAACCTGTTAGTGAAAGTTGGATAGGTAAAGCTAAGTTTCCTAAAGAACAATATTATGAAATGCTTTCCAAATGTGCAGTAGGGATACAACCAAAACAATTACACGGAGGTTGGAGTGTATCGGCTACTGATTGTATGATGAGAGGTTGTCCGATGTTATTTGAGGAGCAGGATTGCTTTTATGAGATTGATAGTAGTGCTAATACATTCGTAGGATATAAAGCGTTTGAGACTAAATTAGATATGTTTCTGGATGATTATAACTACCGAGCACAATGTAGTGAAAAAGCGATTGAGGCAGCACATAAACTAACTAACAATAGTTTGTATAATATACAGCAATTAAAAAAATATTTAGAAATTTAAAAAAAGTTATCCACAAATTGCTTTTTGAGATTTCTGGATTGTATTTATCTGTAGGATAAACAAAATAAAATAAAATGGTACAACAAAACACAACTAAGATTGTAAGGAGTGTCAATACTTCTAAACACAACTTTACTCCTATTTCAAACGAATTAATTCAAAATACTAAACTAACTTTAGAAGCTAGAGCTTTAGTTATGTTTATTATTTCTTTACCTGAGAGCTGGGTTATATACAAAGGTCAGGTACAAAGAGCTC